CTCCTGGAGTGCAATGCCGGCCAGCGAATCCAGCACGGCGTTGATATCCGCTTTGGATACGTTGCGCTCAAACGTGCGGTTGGCGTGGGTCTGGATTTCGTCGATCAGGTCTTTCTGGTTCATGGTGGTGCTCCAAGTAATGAATAGGGGGTGACGGTTCCTGGCGCGCTTAATAACCGCGATGTTTTGCGGGAAGGAGGGCGTCTTTGCTTTTTCCATGCCGTCTGGGTCCGTTTCAATGCCACGGTGTCCTGGGCCGACACAATCAAGGGGCTACTTGCTCAAACGGGGTAATCACAAAGTCTTCGACGCCGGTTTGGATGGCGATGCCAGCAATGCCGCTGACGCCCTCCGGGTCGGCCAGCATGGCTTCTTTGTTGATCTCGGTTTTGACGCGGACGAAACGATCGAGACCGAGTTTCATCAGGGTATCGATGACCATTTCAGCCGCCCGCACGCGGACGCTGGGCGGACGCTGGCGCCATTGCACTTCGCCGGTGACCAGGTTGGCGGTCTTCACCTTGCCGCCGTTGGTGAGGTCGTCGCGGTTGGCTTCACACCAGCCTTGAATGCTGGCCTGTAGCGCCTCGATCTCGGCGGTGAGGGCTTCCAGCGCAGGCTGGTGGGCTTTGGTAATCTCGGCGATGGTGTCGTTCATGTCGGCGAGTTCGCGGCCGAGCATGCGTTGCACGTCGCCCAGGTGCTTGATTTCGGCGGCGGTCTGTTCGCGGGTCTGTGCCACGTTGGCAACGGCGGGGGCTTTGATGCGTTTGGGTGCTGCTGAGGCCATTATTCGGCTCCTAAGTTGAGGGATTTCAGGGTGTCGGCCAGGCTGACCGGGGCGGCGGATTTGCGGGGACGGCTTCCCTCTCCCCCAGCCCCTCCCCCGCTTGCGGGGGAGGGGTGCGCGGCAGCGCGGGAGAGGGCGGGGTCGAACGGCTGGTGCGCGGGGCTGTAGCCGACCGGGGTTTCGCCCCGTGCGCCGGCTTCACGTTGCCGCTGTTGACCGGCATTGATGCGGCTCGCCAGACCGGCCACCACCTGGAACAGATAGCCGTGCGTCTTGAGCGGCAGGCTCAGCGTGCCGGCGTCGCGGTTCTTCAGCACCTCCTCGATGCCTTCCTTCCACAACGCCACCGGCGCCACATGCTGCACACCGCCGCGCTCCGCCCGCGCGCTGTTCACCGCCGCCGCCAGCTCAGCCAGCAGCTTGCCGGCCCGCTCGGCGCGCAGCGCTTGCTTGGCGGGGGCAAACAGCCGCAGGTATTGCAGCACCAGCGGCGCCAACTCGGTCGGCATGGCAAGTGCGGGCACCAGCGCCGCGCGCCAGTGCGCGTCGCTCAGGTAGGCTTCCAGGTCAGCCGCAAAACCGCAGCCGGGGCAGACGCCTTTCACAGCGTCACCTTAATGATGTACTTGTCGCACAACGCACCGGCGCTGGTTTTGAAGCCGCCAAGATCGCAACGCAAATAGCGCGTGTCATACGGCGGCATGCGGTCGATAAACTCCTCCACCGCCGACTTGCAGTTGCGGCAAGCCGGGCGCTTGTTGGCGGGCTGATAGCCCATCATCGCTTGGGTGTTGGCAATGCTGCTCATACGGCCCCCGCATAGAGCGCGTCGGAGACATTGCGCAGGTAATCCGCCAGGCGGCGTGATTCTGCGATAGGCAGCGCAATGAACTCGTCGCCGCTGGTAATCAGCAAGGTGCCGGAGTCAAACAGCGCGAAATGCGTGCCACCGTCGTTTTCAGGAAGGGTAGGAGCGTCCGCTTGCGGCGCGATGGGTGCAGCGGGTGCAGCGGGTGCAGCGGGTGCAGTGGTTGCAGCAGTGAACGGGGGATTGATGAGCTCGATCGTTTTACCGGCGTCGGCCGTGTGATCATCCGCGCCAAGCTTGCGCAATGTGCGCAGGTTGCCCGGCAGCTCCGCACACAGCGGCTCCGAACATACCGGCGCAGCAGCGCGGTCGGTGCCCGGCATGCAGTAGAAACGGCGGTGGCGCTTGTTGTGGAACTGAATCGTCGCCTCGATCACGCCGCGCTTGCCCAGCGTTTCCAGAATCTTGCCCACACTGCCCTTGGTCGTCGCCACCGTCAGGCGGCTGAAAATGGTCTCCACATCCAGCACGCCACCGGCTTCCAGCACCGCCAGCACCGCGCTTTGAACAGCGCCGCCATTGATGCCGGTATTACGCGGCCGGTTGCTGACGTGCGGGGTTTTCACCAACTTGGCGGGGGCGACTTCTTCAACAATCTGGGCGGGGCGGGCAATGCGGGTCATGGTGGGCTCCTTGGCGGGTGTGGGAACAGGTGTGGGAACAGGCTTGCTGGTGTTGCGGCTGCGTTCGGCGTCTTGCTGGAGGTTGTGCGCCAGCTGCGCACCCATCAGCCCTTTGCCGTTGTTGCGCTCGTCTTTCCAGCTCAGCGCACGCGGCACCAGGCCGGTGGGCCACAGCGCGGTATAGGTCTTGCCGTTCTTGGTGATCTCGGCGCGGTTGATCGCGCCCCGGCCTTGCAGGTCGTCAATCATGTCGTTGAGCGTGTCGGGGTCCAGGTGGCGCAGTTCGGCCACCAGGTCGTCACCGCGCAGCGGCTTGAACTGGCTGTGACCCTTGAGCAATTCAAGGATGCGGTCGGTGTAGTCGTTCACGGCTGCACCTCGCGCATCGCGGTGGCCAGCCGGCAATGCGCGGCAGCGGCTTTCAGGCGGGCGTTCTCCGCCGCCAACTCGTCGGCGTAGTCGCCAGAGCCCACCAGGCCGAATACCAGAATGATCGCCACCAGAATGGCGACGGTTTGCAGGATGTTGTGTTCTTGTTTCATGGCTGCCTCACAGGGATTTGATGACGTCGGCGGAAACCATCGGCGCACCGACGGCAGCGGCGGCGTTCATGGCGCGGGTGACCAGGTTGTTCACCACCAGGGGGTAGAGCTGCGACGGCTTTGCCACCACGCCACCGGGGCGCATTTGCGGGCCTTTCACCACGCGCATCGCGTCGAAGGCATCCGGCGAAATCAAGCGGCTAAGTTCCGCGCCCACGCGGCTGAACTTCTTCGCCAGGTACTCCTCAAGCTGACGATCCAGCGGCAGCAGCTCCGCCACCTCGCACCGGCGGATCACCTCACGGGCGTCGTAGTTGTGGCGCTCGTCCAGACGCAGCTTCAACTCCGGCTGGCCGATCAGGATGATCGCCAGCAGCCGTTTGAAACCGTCTTCCAGTTCCCAAAAGCGCTTCAGCACCTTGAGTGTGGGGATGCTCAGGTCATGCGCTTCCTCAATCACCAGCACATGGCTGTTACCGGCGCGGCTGGATTCGGTCAGCATCTTCTGCGCCTGGCGGGCCTTGGCTTCCTGGCTGCGGCGTACCGGCGTGCCGGGGGCCAGATCGTCGATGATGGCTTCGAAAATCATGCCGGCGGTGAGGCGGGTTTTGTCGATGATCTGCGGCTGGATCATCACAATCGGCTGACTCTCGCGGTTGATGCGCTCGATCAAATCCTTGCGCAGCACCGTCTTGCCCGCGCCGGACTCGCCCACCACCGCCACAAAGCCGCCATGCTTGGCCGTGGTGAACAACACTTCGCGGATGTAGCGCTGATCGGCGGACAGATACACATCGTCCGCGCCCTGAACGTCGTCCTGGAACGGATCGCGGAACAGTGAAAAATGTTTGCGTGCATCGGCTGACAGCATTTCGTGGGTCTCCGTTTCGTCGTCTTCTGGGGTTTCGTGGTGGGCCGGGCGGCGGTAGTTGGGGCGTCCGTTGCGGCCGGGGTCATCCGGGTCAGCATCGAACGCGCTGGCGATCTCCTCCTCCGGCACGTCGTACTCGCGCAGGATCGCGGCGGTCGCCGTCTCGATCTCGATGCGCGGCGTGGTCACCGGCCAGCGGTGGCCGTTCAGGATCAGGTTCGCCGCCACGCGATGCAGCGGCTTGCCAGACGGCTGGCGGATGCGGCGCGCCCATTCGTTCTGGTCGATGCCGTACTGCACCAGGATGGCTTTCAGATGCAGTGGCGTGCCATCGGTGTTCATGGTTCAATCTCCTTGTGATGTTGCAAATCGCGCGCCTTCGGGCTCCACCCCGTTGGCGCGCACCCGTTTCAACTGACCAGCCGCAAACCCTGCCGCTGTTCAATTTCCTCGCCGCGCAATGCCGCCGCGACCTGTTCCAAATCCTGTTCGAAAACCCCCTCCGGCCAGCCGGCGGTCAGGCGTTTGAAGTGCTCCACCCCCCACCCAGGCACCATCGGTTTCAGCAGGCTGGCGGCTTCGAAGTGGGATAGCGGCTTGATCTCGATATGCGCGGTCATCGGCACACTCAGCGCCGTGCCGCGCTTGGGCAGGTAGGCCGGCAGCGCATCGGTATCGACATGCTTGTAGGGGTCGATCTGGCCGCCGAACGGCAGCGCGGTGTTGTTGTTGATTGCCTTGCGCGCAGCCTCCACTTCGGCCTGCGTGGTGCCGCCGGTAATCAGCCGCTCAACCTCTTTGCTGGCGGTCTGTGCCGGGGTGTCGGCGTGGCGCTTGTAGGTCTCGCCGATGATGGCGGCGTCCTGTGCCTGGCCGTAGCTGTCCAGCAGCACCGGCTCGACCACGTGAAAATGTTCGTGGCCGTCCTCGCCGGTCACCACGATCTGCGCGCTGGCTTCGCGCCAGGGGTTGCGGCAGACCAGCACCTTCTGTTTGACGCAGACATCCGGCACGGTCGACACGTCGTAATCCGTGCCGTTGAACGAGACGCGCAGGTAGGGGTTCACCGTGCGCTCGATGGGCGCGGTGTGGGCCAGTTCGCGCATCAGCGCCACCGGAGGGGCAATGCGTAACTCCTCCGGGCGGATGCGCAGCCAGGCGGCATAGCGCGTCACGCCGGTGCGGGTGTGCACCTTGCTGCCGTTGAACCAGCGCATCCAGCGCCAGGCGTGCGCGTTGAGTTCTTCCAGGCTGTCGATGCTGACGAAACGCAGGCCGGATTCAAACTCGCGCTCGATGATGTGGTTCATCTTCTCAACCTGCCCCTTGGCGCGCGGGCGGCCGGGCAGGTTGATCTGCAATTCCATCTGCAAATGCTTGGCCAGGTTGCGGAACACCGCCCCGGTGTTGGCGCTGCCGGGGTCCAGCATGGCCATCAGCGGCACGCCATGAAACGGATCATCGGCGCGCTTCTGGCTGGCGTTGATGAAGATGCTGGAAAGGTTCTCGCCAGACTCCGCGCCCAGCACGTATTCAACGTAAAACGTGCCGCTGGTGTGGTCGGTGAGCACGTAGCGCCAGACGCGGTCGTTGACGATGCGCTCCACGTTCTGCGGCTTGTTCTTGTAGAACTCCTTGGCCTCCATCACTTGCAAGCCCTTGGCACCGCTGCGCAGGTAGTACAGCACGCACAGCGACGGGTCGATCTGCCAGCAATGGTTGGGGTGCTTGCTGGCCAGCGCTGTCACCGGCGCCGGGGCATTCAGCCGGTCCGGGTGCAGCCCGTAGGCGGTCATCGCCTTGCGAATGCTGGCAATGCTGAGCGGGATGATCTCGCCGGTTTCCCGGTCCACCCGCGCCGCGCGGATCATGCCGTTGGCGCGCAGCATCTCGATCGCCAGATCAAACGAGGCCAGCCGGTGATTGTTCTTGCGGGTGGACTCCAGCATCACGGCATCGATCAGCTTGGCTTCGTCGAGTGTGAGCGCGGAATCTCCGGCATCGGCACGGCGCTTGCGGGTGGGGGTCACGGTGGCTTCCTTCAGGCGTTTCAACAGCGTGGCGCGGGAGAGCCCCAGTTCGGCGCAGGCGGCGGCATAAACGCCCTCTTTCTGGCCCCAGCCGGCGCAGCGCGCAGCCTGGGCAATCGAGACAAGCCGTTCATTGATGGCGGGGCTGTGCATGGCCGGGTCTCCGTACGGGCTCAGTTCGCCAGCGGTTCAACGCTGGGCGCGGTGTCCAGCTGGCCGCTTTCCATCAACTGCACCCACTCCGGCCGCGTGTCCGCGCTGGGCGCATCCTTCAGCCCGTACTCGTTGCGCAGGCCGATCAGCGCAGCCTCGATGTTGGCCAGCAAGCCTTCCAGCATGGGTTGATCAATGCCGGGGTGCTGCTCGCGGTGTTCCACCAGCGCATTCAAGGCCGGGCGCAGCGCCAGCACCGAAACCTCGGCCATGCCAGCCAGCTTGAACACCTCGCCGCGCAGCTTCTCGCCGTACTCATCCGGCGGCATGTGGGCGATCAGCGCGTTCTCGCGTTCCAGTTGCTCAATGCGGGCTTGCTTGTTGGCGCTGATGGTTTCCTGCGCCTTGTAGTTGCCGACGGCCACCTCGGCTTCAGTCTTCAGCGCGGCCTTTTCTGCGGTGTGCTTGCTGATCAGCGCTTCGGCCAGGTCAAGGAAGGCGTCCTGGTCTTTGGTGGCGGCAGCTATCATCAGGGCATCTTGCGCATCGCCCGGCAGCTGGCGGATGTCGCGCATTGAACTGGGGCCGATGCCAATGGCGTGCATCGCCTCGAAAAACTCACCGCCCAACTTCTTGAAGTTCAGTAAATCGAGGTCAACAGCCTGGCGTGAACGGCCCTCAACATGGAGGCAATACTCATCCCAACTGCTAACCGTTAGCAGTTCTCCGGACTCGCTAATCAGCCTGAAACCCTTGTACTGCTTGGATTCCTTGATTTTTTGCAGGTCAATTAATTCGCTAACGTTAGCAAAAGCACGCAGTGCGGTTGTCATCTGGCGGCGGCCGAGACGTTTGCCAATTTCCAGCGCAATCTTGCTTTGTTTGTCGGCATAGGCTTCCGTCACGGCAAGGGTATCTGCCGCCACCAGGTCAGCGCGGACCCTCTCCTCGTTGACTTCGGGCGCAGCGGTGACGGGGAAATTGTTCGGTGTACGAGACATGCAGATGGCTCCTAGTTGGGGGTGCGCGTATAGCGCTGATTGATTTCGTTGATGCGGCCCTGCGCCCGCTCCAGGTGATGGCTGAACGCCAGCGCGATCTGCACCAGCCTCGGCCCCAGCCGCCAGCGGCCGGTCTCCGGGATCTGCTCGGCAATGCCGGCCTGCTGCAAAACGGACAGGTCGCGGGTAATCGCGGACGGCGGTGCATCGACGCGCTTGGCGATCTCGCCCGGCAGCAGGCCCAGCAGTTCATTGCCGGCCAGGGCAAAGATCACCTTGTAGCCGCGCGCCTGGCTGTCGTTGTTGTAGGTGGCGCGGGTCTCAGTCATTTCCGAACTCCAGTTCCGGTTCGCGTGTCACGTTCTCGCGCCAGAACGCCAGCCCCTCCATGGCACTGAACAACTCGCCGACCACCGTGTCGCCATCCACCGTGCCTTGCGCATAGCCCAGCAACGTGCCCACGAAAGCGGTGAGGGTGGATTGCAGCGCGTGAATGTCCTCGCCAGATACCGCCCGGCCTGCCGGGATGTTGATCAGTAACTGGCCGTTGCTGTGTGCCAGATAGCGGGTGATGAAATCGCAGCCGCAAGCGTGTTCAAAGGCGTGGATCTTCTTCGCCGGGATAGACCCATCCCGCAGCCAGCCGTAAACCGTCCAGTGGCTTTCTTCGCCGGCCAACTCGGCAATCCGCTCGACGCTGCGGCGATGCACGCTGATGGCGTGGTCTTTGCACAGCTCCAGGGCTTCGCGCAGGCTGCGCGGGTTGGCCCTCTTCCAATTTTTACGGGTCATTGCGACCGTCTCCTTTTGATGGGTAGCAAACACGGGCATGATTTGCAGCCTATGCAATGGCCTTGCACTGGCTAGAATTCGGGTCGAACGGCTGGCGGGGCACAAACCAGCCGCCACCCACCGAGGCGCGAATGGCGGCGGTGCGGTAAAGCTGGTGATGCAACAGACTGCGGAGGCGTGAAATGGATATGCGATTCATGGCGGGCTCCTTGGTAGATGGATCAAGCGGCAAGTCTTGCCGGGTCGGGTTTCAGGCCAAGCAGCACGGCGGCTTTATGCGCCTCGCCGCGATGGCCCTTGAGTTGGCCGCGCAGCAAATCCCGCGCGGCTTGATACGACACGCCATTCGCTGCGCAAAAGGCTTTCAAGTTGATGCCCTTGGCCCGCAGCTCGGCGCGTTTCGCTGAGAGTTGTCTGGCGGTCATGGTTCGTCCTTTGGTCCTGTAACGTGGTGTTGTTGGGTGAAATGTCTGTCTGTGTGGTGAAATATAGTTGAAGGATTTTCAGTATGCAACCAAAAGTTGAAATATTTTCAGTTGTGCGGCGAATCCTCAAGGATGGCGGGCTAACCCACGGCCAGCTCGCTTTCGCGCTGGGGGTCAACGAGGATCGGATTGCCAGCCTAGCCACCGGTAAGGTGAAGAAATTTCATCCCGATGAAGTGCTGGCGCTGGTGGAGAAACTTCAGGTTCGCCAGGCGTTCCTGAAAACCGGCGAAGGCGACGTGTTCGAGCCGGAAAAGCGCGCGCCAGAGGTCAACATGCCGCCCATGGACTGGCACCCAGGCGACCAGACCGGCCTGGACGCCGACGGCAACTACCGCAAGCCGAAGTCCGCGCCACCCCTGCTGGCCGATGACTTCGTCACCGTGCCCCGCTACGACGTAGAGGCATGCGCCGGCCATGGCGCGGTGATCCACTCCGAGCAGGTTGTTGATCATCTGGCGTTCCGTGCTGACTGGGTGCGCCATGCGCTGGGCGTGCAGCAGTACGACCTGGCGCTGATCAGCGTCAAGGGCGACTCCATGGAGCCCACCCTCAGCAATGGCGACCTGATCCTGCTCGACATGCACAGCGGCAAGGTCGAGGACAACGCCATCTATGCGCTACAGCACAACGGCACGCTGCTGGTGAAGCGCATCCAGCGCCGGCTGGATGGCAGCGTGGTGGTCAGCAGTGATAATCCGCGCTATGAGGCGGAGTCGATCAGTGTGGAAGGTGTGAGCGCCCTGCGAGTGGTGGGGCGTGTGGTGTGGGCAGGGCGGCGGATGTGATGAAATACCGCCACGAATCAACCTAGGGGGAAACATGAAACGTTGGATCATTGCGCTGAGCTTGCTCTGTGCCGCAGGCAGCAGCCATGCGCTGTACCGTTGCGACATCAATGGAAAAATCGAATATCGGGACATGCCCTGTCCCGCCGGACGAGCTACCGAGCTGCGGGTCGATCCCATGAACCCAACCCAGCAGGATCAGGCGTATGCCCGCCTGAAAACGGAATCCGACATCCGGCGTTATGGCGTGCGCAAGACGCAGGATGTGGACACCCCGCTGCGAGAACGTGCCAGATTCGAAGAGAAGCGCGCGCAGCGAAATTCAGTGCGTTGTGACCAGATGCGCCGCAGCGTAGAACTAGCCGCGCAGAGCGCAGGCCGCAACCCATCGCCCCATGCCGCAAACAACCTGATCAACATGCGGCAGGATTACGACTTGGCATGCAGATAACTCAAGGGTAATGCGTGGCCTGGAAAGCCAAGCGCCGCACGTATCTTTGCCCTAGGTGCGGCAGCCGCCTGGGTGGGCTGG